GCCTGTCTGCCAGTTGCCTTGCGTCCAAGTAGTCTGTTATAATTTTGTTCATATATTTATAAAATGGGGTGATCCGTTTTATGTAGTTACGGATCAGGCTCAAATGATAACCAGCACACATAGTTGCCGCTACAATACCTAAAAATTGGTCAGCGTTTTTTCGGATGCGCTGCCCCCGTTTGCCCCTGCTATCGGGAATTCCCAATTAAGCGAGGAAATCCTGTTAACTGCGGGACTGACCTATGCAGAGTAAATAGGAAAGCAAATATCATAGGTCAAAAAGGAATGTCATCTCCATCCGCATCTTTGGCCCGTGCTGGAGCAGATTTGGCCTTTACAGGGGCTTTTCCAGCATCCTGATCCTTTGGCTTGACTGACAGGCTGAAGAACTTTTTGCCGTCCTTCTTGGATTCTTTCAGCCAACCATTGAGCCAGAAGTCTCGACCCTCGATGTTGATGGATCCATTGTAGTCTGGGTGGTTGTCTAGTTCTTTGCGGTCGTTCTTGAAGAGTGATCCGCGATTCGTGTTGTCGTATTCCATATTATTATAGTTAGTTTATATTATTCAGCGTTTTTGTGGTGTGCTGCACCAAGTCTGCATTAGTTTGCAGAAAGTGTTATGTTATGCGTGTTTTGTTTGAACCCTTTTTTCGTCACCAAGAATGATCGTTGTGGTGTACTTTGGAATACCTTTGTAAATGAAATCCTCTAGCTTTCCTTGGTCATATTCACTTATTGTTTCATCATCTCCTTCTGAAGATATAAGATTCCATCCATGAATTTCTGGGCATGATAAAAGAGATGCTTTGGTATTTTTAATGTACAACTCACCAAAGGTGTCGGTGGTTATTTTAGTTGAATCAGGAACCATACAGGTTACCTCAATTGTGATCTTTAGGCTTTTCATTTGTTTCTCCAATCATCTTCCAGATCGACCCCGTATTTCTTCTTTGAAATGTAGTTTGTAACTTGGCACATGATCTCAGCGAAGATGTAGATGAGCATGACAAGAGTAACGCTACCCATGAATAGTTGAATGCTTGTCATACTAGTCGCTCCAGCAATCGTAGCTTCCTTCGTAGACATACCCATCTTCGTTCTTCGTCTCGTTGAAGGTGAACGATTGTCCGAACATATCGTGAGATCCGCAAAGGGACTCGATGATTTCTTTGGATAGAAAGGACTTCGACGTGATGCGGAACTTTCCCCAGTCCCGTGTGCCGCTGGCATTGCGAGACTTGTCTGCCTCGACTGTGATTACGTTTAGTTGTTTCATTTGATATTGTGTATTTATTGGACTAACGGCACTACATCTAGGGTTAAAATTCAAACTCGTCAACAGAATTTTCTTCGATGTGTGCAAAATATTTATTGTAGATTTCTATTGCCAGATTGTACTTTTCCTGAGCGTCCGCAAACCTAGATTTCATGCGGCTCTGCCAGATTGCTGTTGCGGTATCGAGCAGAATGCAAGCCTCATCGAAGTGGTGATCAATGTTCATCGATTTGTTCAAAGCGAGAAATTTCTCCACGCATTTTTACAGGAACGAACACGTCCCTTTGACCACGTCGATTCTTACCGATGTGGATGCGCGAAGTTGGTTGGGTTTCGACTTTCTTCTTGAACGATGAAGTCTCCTTCTTCTTCTCATCTGGATGCGAGATGAGAACCAAGAAATCGGTATGGTGAGCGATTGCTCTGGATTCCCGTACTGCACCTTCGTCGTTCAATTGTGATGCCGTGATGATCGCTGAATTTGTCTTGAGGCCCGTTAGCTTCAGCCTGCGTGATAGCTCACTCACTGCCTGTTCTCGGTTATCAGCGGATGGCATGGTTACGATTTGAAGATAGTCCACCACGATCAGATCAGCCTTGCCAAGTGATGCAAGTCTCGATGCCTCTGCTGCTATTTCACCAACCTCGGAGAGATTATCGCGGATCGTTAGCTTCATCTGCATGAGTTGGGTTATTGCGCTTGAGATATCTTTTGCTGATGCAACACCTCTCCACTCCGTTACCCCTTCCATTTCACGCAGTGGCAGGATTGTTTTCCCAAGCAGATTGGAAGCTATACGTTGTAGAATAGCCTTCGCTGGCATCTCTAGGGAAAATATAGTTACTGATTTGTTGTTGAGCAAAGCTTGGAGTGCGGCTTGGTAAAGCAGGATTGATTTACCTCCGCTGGTCTGCGCTCCCACAACTAGCATCTCACCTCTGCGTACACCTCCACCAAGCAGTTTGTCCAGCTTGGGAATTCCAGTGGGGAAATTCTCTAGTGGGGTCTTGTCCTCCAGATCGTCCATAAAGTCGTTTAAATGGGCTTTAACGTCCTTGCACTGGTGTTCTGGTACGATTGCATTGGCAAAGGACTCAGCAAGGCTAGAAAGGTCTGCCTTCATCGCGCAAACGTCATCATGCGCGTCCTCCCACGTTTTGATGGCATCACGATACCCTTTTGCTTTGATGAGTTGCGAGCGATAGTCCGCTGCGGTTTCTAGGCACATAGCACCGGGTGACAGGAAGATTGTCTGGAGGATTTCCATCACTCCATCCTTCCCACCACAGGCATTCAGCTTGCCTGTTGTCTCAAGATCACTCAATGCACCTAGTGCGTTGGTGGATCCTGTCCGCTGGTACACTCTCTCTAGTGCCGTGAAGATCAACTTGTGTTGCGATAACGCAAACAGATCAGCATTCCACGCAAGGTGCGGTAGAACGTCTGGATCGATTGCTATTAGTGATAGTGCTGCCTTCTCTGCTGTTGTAGCAATTGGTATATTTTTCATATTAGTATCCCCTGTTGTTTGTCTGTTGCACCTTGCAAACCCATTCAGCTTTGAATCCTTGCCAACCTCTGGTCACGCATTCAGTGATTGCCTCATCGAGAGTCCATCCTGCTTCCTCTGCTTCACGTTCAATTCCGTTGAGTGCTGTTTGTGTTAGTGGTGCTTTCTTGGCTTTTCTGATTTTAAGAAAGTCGTTCCAGACCTGTTCAGGAACTGAATCTGGTCTATTTATATTATTAGTAGTAGAAGATGAAGATGAAGATGAAGAAGAAGATGAAGGGGTTTGGTTCTCCTTAAGGTGAACTCTACTTCCACTCATTGAATTCACTAAACTTTCTATATCTAAAGATGGCAAATCAAACCATTCACCACCAATGTTATATTTTTCATATTTTTTATGTAAAACTTCTTCTTCTAACCCCATATTGGAAACATATTTCTTACACAATACAAAAACAGATTCATCACCTATTGCTTTCCTTATTTTATAAGCTCTTTTTTCTGGGTGTTGAGATATTCCTATTTTTATGTGTCCAGAAGATCTTTTCATTAAATAAATAAATCCAGATGAATTATAATTTACTCCTAAATCTGGATTCCCACCAAGTTTTCCCCCATTAGATCTAGCTTCTCTCAAAACCTCATCATTAACCATTCTTTTTGAGAAGATAACACCTTCTTCTGTTTTTTTAAAAACACCACATGATTCTAATTCCAGTAACAGTTCATCGCATTCACATTTAGTTATACCCACCATTCTTGACAGGGTGATTGAATCTATCACCTTTTCATTCACCTTAAGGTGACCATAAGTTGATCCTTCATGCATATAGCATACCATGTCAATCCAAAGTCCCCTTGCTGGAATTGAACATGATCTTAATGCTGTATCCCTTAGCCAATCGGCTGGATAAAATTGAAATGCTGGTCGTTTAATTTTCATAATATAAAAAAAGACCCACCTCAAGTGATACTCCCACAAGGAATCTTATGGGCATGAGGTAGGTCAAATTGGTTGGTTTTTAACGATGGTATCAAACATCGCGCTTCGTCTGAAGCTAACTTAAAATATCTAGCTTTTGGATTTCGTCAAATTGTTTTTTACTGACCAATCCCAAACCTCCAAAAGTTCCTGCGCCTTGTGGTCAACGAAGTCTTCAGATAATCCATATGATTTTAAGTCAATCCATGTACCATCTGGCAACTCACCAGTGCATTTAACCTCATAGCCAACCCCAGCAACTGAGCTATACTTTCGGTGATCGTAGACGT